ACAACATCGGCACGGCTGATGTAACGGTGACTGGGACGTTCACCGCTACTGGCGGTAACCCTACTGCTGGTGTGGCTGTGGTGACGATTGAGTACATCCAGCGTGCTGACAACGGCGCTCAGGCTCCGACCGCAATCCAGAACTAAGGACTCGCAATGAGGCCGGTTGTCTACACCATCACGGGGACTGGTAGTTCGAGGGTGTTCCCCCCGGATCACTACGTCTCCCCATTCAACGTAACGCTTGCCGTTACGGTAACAGGCACGGTCAACTACACGGTCCAGTACACATTTGACGACGTGTTTGATTCGGGGTTCAGTCCATCTACTGCAAACTGGGTGGACCACCCTTCCTTGACGAGCCAGACGGCCACCAAGGATTCAAACATTGCGTACCCCGTCCGGGGTGTTCGTCTTTTGGTGAACTCAGGTACTGGCACCACGCGGTTGGTCATTATTCAGGCTGGCGGCGGAGGGTTGTCATGATCTCTACGGACATCACGGGTGGCAGCGGTACTTCGCAACTGCTGGATTTGTTGGCGCTTGTTTCAAACCCAGCGGTATACGAGGCAAAAGTCAAAGCCCTTCAAGCAACAATTGCCGAAAACAAGGCATATGTTGAAGCCGTAGCACCCGTAAGCGAGATTGTTGCAATTCGCAAACAAGTAGGCGAAGAGCGTGAGCAGGTTCAGCAAGAGTTGAAGGACGCCAGGGCTGAAGCCGCGAAGATCAAGGCAGATGCCAAAGCCGCTGCCCAGGTGACTACGGACAAGGCTGACAAGATCCTTGCGGAAGCCCAAGAGCAGGCGACAAAATTGTCGGCTGAGGCCCAGAAAGAACTGAGTGATGCCAAAGCATCTAACGCGGCACTGAAGGCTCAGACTGCTGCCACTGCCGCTGCTGAGAAAGCGGCCCAGGCTCGGGCAAAAGAACTGGCGAAGTTGCAAGACGAAGCCAAAGCAGAGAAAGAAGCTGCTCAGGCAGAGCGTAAAGCTCTTGCGGCCAAAGTTGAGGCGTTTGCCAAGGGGCTGTAAATGACGGGCATCGTCGATTTTCGCACCGAGCTTCTCGGCGAGACCGGCGCGCCGATCACCGCGCTGAACCCGTTGCCCACCACGGGCGGCGGCGGAGGTGGCGGCGGGAATTCGGCTGCAGGCCCGACAGGCGCGGCTGTACCAACCGACGCCGACTACATCGGTTTTAACTCTGGCGGCAATCTTGTAGGCGTCAGTTCTGCGAACCCGCTGCCAGTGGACATTGGCGCGGTTGGTGTTTTGCCGGTGAGTGATGCAACCGTTGAATTGTTGCTTGTGCGAATGCTGAACTACTTGAATGCCCCGATGGGGTATGACAAGAGTTTGCAACGGCAGCGGGGCACGGTGTTGGTGGAGTCGGGTACGGTCACCACGGTTTCTACGGTTACTACGGTTTCTACGGTTACTACGGTTTCTACGGTCGCTGCCGTCACCTCTTTGAACAACATCGACGGTTACAACGGTCGTATGCAAATTCTGGATAACAACCGCGTAGCGTGGGCGCAGTGTGTACGCGCAAGGATTACCTAAATGGCGAACACGTTCAAGAAGGTTATTGACACGCTGGTGTGGCGGCAAGTTCCGCCTATGCCAAACGCGCACGCGGCTGCGGCTGCGGTGTGTAGCGATCTGCGCAACGAAATTTCACGCAATCCGTTCGTGTACCAGTTGGTATCAGCGGCGATCCTTAACCGCTACAACATCATCACCAAGGGCTCTGCTTTTGCGGTGAACCCTGGTCTTGGCGGCACGTTCGGTGCTGGGGCAGCCACGGCGTTTGTTCCTTCCTTCGGTCTTGTGGGTACGATTGCTGCGGGAGCAACGACAACCTCCGTAACGCTGACCACCGCACTGCCCACGGCTGTGGGTGTGAACATGCTTGCCAACCGTGGCGGCTCGGGTGAGTACGGGTACAAGCTGCGCATCATCGACAACGGCGCGGGCGGGTCGGGCAAGACGGCTGAACGGTACATCACCGGCAACACGGCAAGCACAACTCCCGTTATCACGGTGTTGTCGGCATTCGGCTTTACGCCTGTCAGCGGGTCGCGGTACGAGATCGTGGCAGGTCGGGTGATGATGCTGTCGGCAGGCGCGTTGGCAGCGACCATTTTCCGTTCGTTTGAAGTAGCCACCAACACCCTGGCATCACTCACCAACACGAACCTGCCCGCAACCATCGGTACGGACTCAAGCCTGATGGTGCTAGATGAGCAGTACGTACCGTACAACAATTCTCCCGGCGACGGGATGATTAAGGGGGCATACAACTACGACACGGGTGTTGTTGCTCGTTACGCCCTCACAGCCACAGCCACGGCAGCAGGTACGCTAACAGGCCAAGCCACGTTAGGCGACGCGGTGGTCTTGGCAAACGAGTACCGCAACTTCCAGATTCGCATCGTTGAGGATACGACCAACGTAACGGCGGTGGGTCAACGGCGGATCATCGCCAGCCACACGGCAGGTCCAAGCCCGGTTTATACGCTGGGCACCAACTGGACGGTGACGCCTTCTGCCACGGCAAAGTTCGTGATCGAACTGCCGAATCTCATGCTGCTGCGCAGCACAGCAACCACCACGGTGTATACCTACAACTACACCGACGCGACCATCAACAACGGCACCAACAACATTGTTGCCAACGCATGGAGTACCACGTACTTTGGTGTGGCGCCTGCTGCCAATGCTGCTGGCGGCATGTGGGCACCCTCATGGGGAATTGAACCGGATCAAAACAGGTACGGTCGGCAGTCGTTCTGCTACTTCTTCCGAGGCGGTGTGGCCACGTTGGATGTGCTGGACATTGCAGGAGCGATCACGGGCACATGGACGGGTGCGATTGTTTATGACGGATCGCCCGGAGCGTTGCCCGCTACGGGGTCAGGCGGGTGTTACAGCCCGTTTGACAACGAAGGGCGCATGTTCTACATGAACCTGTACGTGGCTTCGCAGATCAGCCAGATGTATCGGTTTGACGTAGAGAACCGAGTGCTGTCTGTGTTCACCCCGACAGACTTCTTGCAGACGGGTACTGCAGTGGTGGGGAATCGGGTGGCTGCTTACTGCGCCATTGACGGCACAGACACTTACGACACGGTGTTCTTGCAGTCGCATCTTTCCACGGTCGCACAAGAATGTTTGGTGCTGGTATGACGCTGGATGACTTGATCCAATTGGTCAGTTATAAGTTGTCCGCGCTGAACTCAGCGCGTGCGTCAGCCCTGACGATAGGCGATATGAATCAGGTTGTAGCACTTGATGCTCAAATTTCACAGACGCAACTCACGTTAAATCAGTTGAGGTCAATCAATGGCTAAGTCGCCTGCTTGGACCCGCAAGGAAGGCAAATCCGAGGCTGGTGGCCTCAACGCCAAAGGACGCGCCTCCTACAACCGTGCCAACCCCGGCAAGCCTGGGCTCAAAGCTCCGCAGCCTGAAGGTGGCCCGCGCCGTGATTCATTTTGTGCCCGTATGAAGGGCATGAAGAACAAGCTCACGAGTGAGAAGACGGCTAAAGATCCGAACTCGCGTATCAATAAAAGCCTACGCGCTTGGGCATGTTAAGTTGGTGGACACAATGGAAGAAAATAGCTGGATGAAGAAGTTTGTGGCGGTTGTCAGTGCAATCCTGGCTATGCCGCAAGTGGTGGCGGCAAAAGAAGCCGTCCAGGCCAGTAATCAGGATTCCGTTAGCTTTCAGCACAAGGCTGATATTGTTGATGCCACCATGAAAGGGTTACCGCCTGTTGCGGTAAGCGGCGCGGCAGCAGCGGGGGTGCAGATCAATGAAGTCATCATGTGGGCAACGCTTGTCTACCTGATCCTTCAGATTGGATTTTTGTTGTACAAGTGGATACGCTTGCACAATGAAACAAACAAGAAAGACATTGAGTAATGCCTGTTAAGTCTGAAGCTCAGCGTAGGCTGATGTACGCGGCACTGAAAGATCCCAAGGGCACAGGCATCCCCCGTAGCGTTGCCGAGAAGTTTGTTGGTCCCAAAGCACATGCCGAAGGAGGCAGTATGAAAGAGTCCAAGGAAATGATGAAGAAGGAAGTGGCCTTCATGAAGAAGAAGGGCGCTCCGAAGTCGATGCTCAAGCACGAGATGAAAGAAGCCAAGGGCTACGCCAAGGGCGGCGGCATCGAGTCCAAGGGCAAGACCAAGGGCAAGATGGTCAAGATGATGGGCGGGGGTAAGTGCTGATGAACGCCGCAGAAGCCAAGCGCGAGACGGATTCTTTGGCTAAGCGCTACCCCAAGAAGGGGATTGACGGCACCATCCCGCCCGAGATCCGCGATCAGTTGATGGAGCGTCGGCGCGAAAAGATGTCTCCTATGGCTCATGGCGGCATGGCAAAGGGCTACGCCAAAGGCGGCTCTGTCAAGGGTAGTGGCTGCGAACAGCGCGGCCTTCGCAAGTGCAAGGTGGTGTGAGATGGCAAGATACGTTGAACCAAGTAGATGGAATGAAACAGCACGCACTCAAGCAGAACGTGCTGAAAAATTGCGCAACGACGTTGAATCAACGTCTTCTCCCAGCGCTCGTATTTGGCAAACCATGAATTATTTGGGGGGAAAGAAAAAGGGCAAAGCCAGTGATGAAGCCATCCGACATATTGAGAATATGAAGGAGTCAATGGCAGAAGATGCGGAGCAGCAAGTTGCCGATCAGTACCCCAAGGGAACACGATACGCAGGTCGTTTGTCGCGTAACCGCGCAGGATACGGTAAGCCTGTAGATCTACCAGCAGAAGGCAAGGCTCACGGCGGCAAGGTCAAAAGCTACGCCTCTGGCGGAAAAGTTCGTGGCGGTGGCTGCGAGCGGCAAGGCAAAACTAGGGGAAAATTTGTATGAGGCCGAGCCGTGGCATGGGTGACATTCGACCTGAACTGAAGAAGCGCCGTGACAACACTGACTTCCTTCAGGGCGGGAAACGCCATGCCCGCAGGGACAACACCGACTTTGCCGAGTATGCCGAGGGTGGTGGGCTCTACGCCAACATTAACGCCAAGCGCAAGCGGATTGCCGCTGGATCGGGTGAAACCATGCGCAAGCCGGGTTCTCCCGGCGCTCCTACTGCCAAAGCCTTCAAGCGTTCTGCGCTGACAGCAAAGTAAGCTATGTCTACATCCGGCACCGCTACGTTTAATCTCGATCTTGCAGAGATCGTGGACGAATGCTTCGAGCGGTGTGGCTCCGAGGCCAGATCGGGATACGACCTCCGTACTGCACGTAGATCGTTAAATTTGTTGCTGACGGACTGGGCAAACCGGGGGGTGAACCTGTGGACTGTGGAACAAGGACAACAAGTCCTTACCGCTGGCACAAACACGTACACGCTGCCCGCTGACACGGTAGACCTGATTGAGCATGTGATTCGCACGGGCGCAGGAAACGTCTCCACGCAGACTGACCTGACCATCACCCGCATCAGTGTTTCTACCTACTCGTCCATCCCAAACAAGCTCCAGTCTGCAAGGCCGATCCAAATTTGGATCAACCGCCAAGCCCCTGCTCCGCAGTTTACGGTGTGGCCTACGCCTGACAATTCTCAGACATACACGCTGGTGTATTGGCGTTTGCGCAGGATTCAAGATGCGGGCGCAGGAGGAACGTACACACAAGATATCCCGTTCCGTTTCCTGAACGCACTGGTGGCAGGGCTGGCTTACTACCTGTCCATGAAGATTCCTGGCGCTATGGAGCGGATGCAGGTATTGAAGGCTCAATATGATGAAGCCTGGGACCTTGCTTCAACCGAAGATAGGGATCGCAGTGCAGTACGTTTCGTCCCAAGACAGATGTCTATAGGATAAGCCATGCCGTACCGCAAGAAGCATTTTCTGGAGATGTCTGACCGAGAGCGTGAGGCTCGGCGTGCTGCGGACATGAACCGCAATGGGCGGGATGCTATTGATGGGTACTACCCTGAAGTTGGCATGTTGCTGCCGATTAGCAGAACTCCAAACATCATGCGTGCGGGCGGACCTGTTAGGATGGTGAAGCCTGACCGAGGAGTCAGTGAAGCCAAAGAAGCGGCCAACAAAATCAAGTACGACACTTTGCTGCGACAAATTGTGCAGGAAAAGCCCGAAGAAGAAAAAGAGTACAAGAAGGGTGGAGTTGTAAAAGTTCGTGGCAGTGGGTGTGAGAAGCGAGGCAAGACGCGGGGTAAGTTTGTATGAGCAACCGCTTTGCAAACGGCGCAAAGGCATTCGGCTACTGCGATGTCTGCGGGTTTCGTTTTGACCTCAAAAAGCTCAAGAATCTCGTAGTCAAAACCAAGCAAACACAGATTAAAGCGTGTCCCCAATGCTGGACCCCAGATCAACCTCAATTACAACTGGGTATGTACCCAGTCAGCGACCCCCAGGCCATCCGCGATCCCCGGCCAGACACGAACACTTGGTACTCGTCCGGCGTGACTGCTACGGGCTCGTTCGGCGGGGGTAGCAGGGTGATTGAGTGGGGCTGGGCACCGATAGGCGGGTCCAGTGGTTTTGATGCGCCCCTGACGCCAAATAGCTTGGTCGGGCAGGGATATGTTGGTACAGTTACCGTGTCCGTTTCCTAAGGAGCGATGATGGAAAAAGCAATGCGCAAAGTTGCCAAGCAAGAAGTTGGCAAGCACGTGAAAGCCATGCACAGCAAAGGCTTCAAGAAGGGCGGTCCCACCTCTGAGGACCGTATGCGCTTGGGCAAGAATCTGTCCCGCGCTGCCAACCAGAAGACGGGGTGAAACATGGGCAAGATCACAAAACTTCCTCCGGCCAAGCAGGCATACCCGCAAGGTCCGGTCAACCCGCGTGACCTCTGCGTGGTTGTGGGCAACATCTCCAGGGAATCCGCTCCGGGGCCGAAGACCTCCGGGATCAAGCAGCGTGGATCTGGTGCTGCTACTCGCGGTTTCATGTCTCGTGGGCCGATGGCGTAATTTGGAAATTTTTGGCGGGAAGCCCAAAAAGTGAACTACACCGAGTTGCAGACTGCCGTTGAGGACAGCACGGAAAATACGTTTTCCGCGACAGACTTTGCGCTTCTGACGAAGCTCGCAGAGCAGCGCATCTACAACTCGGTGCAACTTCCCAATTTGCGGAAGACATCAAACCTCACGCTGACCATCGGTAATCCGTTGCTTGTAGTGCCGACAGACTTTCTGTCTGCGTTTTCCTTTGGGGTTACATCGGGCACTACGTTCAGTTTTTTGCTGAACAAAGATGTGAACTTCATGCGGGAGGCTTTCCCAAGTTCAACCACAACGGGGACGCCACAGTACTACGCCCTGTACGGGACGCAGACCGGCACTCCGCTGGTGCAGTCTTTCCTGCTTGGCCCCACGCCCAACGCTGCGCTGACGGCTGAACTGAACTACTTCTACTACCCCGAGAGCATTGTCACTGCATCGACTACATGGTTGGGTAATAACTTTGACAGTGTGCTGTTCAACGCAGTTATGCTGGAAGCGGCCCGGTTCATGAAGCAAGAGCCTGACATCATGCAGATGATGGACAAGGAGTACATGCAGTCCTTGGCGCTGTTGAAGAACCTGGGTGACGGGAAAGACAGGCAGGACAGTTATCGCTCGGGGCAGGTACGAACACAGGTGAACTAAATGGCTCTGGTACAAACGCTATGCTCTTCGTTCAAACAGGAGTCATGGCTGGGTATCCATGATTTGGATACCGACGTTTTGAAGATGGCGCTCTACACGAGCGCCGCTTCTCTTGGTGCAGACACCACGGCCTACACCCTCACAGGTGAAACGTCTGGCACAGGCTACACCGCTGGGGGCGAGATCCTCACCAATGTCCAAGTGCTTCTTTCTGGCACCACGGCGTATGTGACGTTTGACAATCCGGCGTGGCCGGGTTCTAGTTTTGTCACCCGTGGAGCGTTGATCTACAACTCCACCAAGGCAGACCGTGCGATTGCGGTGCTGGACTTTGGGGCTGACAAAACTGCCGGCCCAAATTTCACGGTACAGCTTCCGGTTGCTTCTGCCACCACGGCAGTCATTCGATTTGCTTGAGGTAAAAAATGCCATCTTCATATACCACCTCGCTGCGTCTTACGCTTCCTGCTACGGGTGAACTTTCGGGGCAGTGGGGCAGCACGGTAAACACGGGGATTACTGAACTGCTTGATGCTGCGGTTGCAGGTACGGCGTCGATCTCTACGTGGGGTGGAGCGGGTGTTGCGTACACGCTGAGCAACAATTCTGGCACTGCAGACGAAGCACGCCGGATGTTCATCGTGGCGACTGGCACTCCGGGTGAGGCCAAGAACGTCATCTGCCCTGCCGTCAGTAAATTTTACGTGTTCAGGAACGACACTACGGGCGGCTTTGCTCTGACGCTGAAGACGCCAAGCGGCACAGGTATTTCTGTCCCAGCGGGCCAGTACAAGTTCCTGTACTGTGATGGGACCAATGTAGTTGAAACGTTTAACTCTGCCGGGGCCTTGACCCTGAGCGGAGCGTTGACAGTCAACGGAACAACCACACTGGCGTCTAACCCGACTCTTTCCGCAGGCACTGCCAACGGCGTGGCCTACCTGAACGGCAGCAAGGTGCTGACGAGCGGGAGTGCGCTGACGTTTGATGGGACGAACCTCGGGATTGGGACGAGTTCGCCAAGCACAAAACTGGAAGTGTACGATGCGTCTACTGGCGCTCTCCTTACTTTTAATTCCAACACTAACGGTTCGGCTCGCGGACTCCTTTGGCGTAACGCCGGAAGCGCAAATAACTTTGGGTCAATTACTGCCGACTATACAAGTGGAGTCATTACATACGATGCTGGACTAGCCGTTTACGCAGGCCTACACGTATTTCGAATTGGCACAGGTGGCGAGGCCATGCGCACCAGCGGGGGTAACCTGCTGGTGGGGACGACGACTGATCCCGGTGGCAATAACACCCGACTGGCTGTAGACCACACTGGTTCTGATTATGGTTTGACGCTCAACACAGCAACTTCTGCTGGCCTAAATATTCTTCAATTTAGAAACAGCAATAGCAACGGAGAAGCGCGGCTGTTGAACAACACTGGCGGGCCACTCACGTTCTATCGCAACCCTACCACCGAAGCTGCCCGCATCACGAGCGTGGGTGATTTCATACCAATAGTGCAGACAGCGGCACCTACGCTCACCAGCAACCAGCAGATGGTGTTTACGCTCACCAGCAACACAAACTTGCGCATATCTGTCCGCGGAACAGACGGGACAACTCGCGTGGCAAACATTACTTTGGCATAAAGAACCAACCATGAACTGG